TAGTACTGGTTCGTCGGGTTCAACAGGTAGTTCTGGAACCTCAGGTGCAAACGGTAATAACGGTTCATCAGGAACTTCGGGACAGAATGGAGCACCAGGCAGCTCGGGAACCTCAGGTGCAAACGGTAACAACGGTTCGTCTGGAACCTCAGGTAGTACGGGTTCATCTGGGTCAACTGGTTCATCAGGAAGTACAGGTAGTTCAGGTTCAACTGGTAGTTCTGGAACCTCTGGTTCTACAGGTAGTTCAGGGTCTACAGGTAGTTCAGGGTCTACGGGTTCATCGGGCTCTACAGGTAGTTCTGGAACCGCAGGGTCATCTGGTACACGAGGGTCATCGGGGTCTACCGGTTCCTCTGGTAGTACGGGTTCATCGGGTTCAACGGGTTCGACGGGAAGTAGTGGAACTTCTGGTCAAACTATAGCCGGTAGTTCAGGAACCTCAGGAGCAAACGGTAACAACGGTTCGTCTGGAACCTCAGGTAGTACGGGTTCATCTGGGTCAACTGGCTCATCTGGTACTAGAGGGTCGTCTGGAACTTCAGGTAGTACCGGCTCTTCTGGTTCCACGGGATCAACTGGTTCATCAGGAACTTCAGGTCAAACTGTAGCCGGTAGTTCGGGAACGTCAGGTCAAACTGGTGGACCAGGTAGTTCTGGAACGTCAGGTCAAACTGTAGCTGGTAGTTCGGGAACATCAGGTACCAGAGGGTCATCAGGAAGTACAGGAAGTTCGGGTTCAACGGGCACTTCTGGAACCTCAGGTGCAAATGGTAATAATGGTAATAATGGTTCATCCGGCACTTCTGGACAAACAGGTGGTTCAGGTAGTTCTGGAACCTCAGGTGCCGGTACAATCAGTGGTGGAGCGGCAAATAGAGTAGCATATTTCTCAGGAGCCACAACAATTACGAGTTCGGCAAATCTCACATATGATACCGCTACACTATATGTCAATGGTGCATTGGGAGTAGGAACAAACACACCAACAACCACGGGATTGATTCGCGCAACAAATGACATCGTAGCATACTACAGTTCTGATGAACGATTAAAAGACAATAAACAACCAATATTGGATGCGGTTAATAAAATACTGTCAATCACAGGATATGAATTTGATTGGATTCCAAAAGAAGGTATTCACGAAAACGAGGGACATGACATTGGTGTTATTGCACAGGAAGTTATAAAGGTAATACCTGAAATAGTTACCAAGAGAGATAATGGATATCTTGCCGTTAAATATGAAAAACTTGTCGCGGTATTGGTACAAGCTATTAAAGAACAACAAGAATCAATAGTGAAGTTGAGTTCACGTATAGAAACGTTAGAAAATAAAACGGAATAAACATATTAATTTATTTAGAATGTAATACATTTTGATATGTATAATAGTAATACATCATAGGATTTTATTATGGATTTTCTCACAGAGTATAGAAATAATGTTTTTACTCGTACTACTACCATACTAAATAAAGAGACTTTTCAACCATTTTTAAATTACAGTGGTTCTTTAGACAGTATGGGTGGTGGTTTTATATTATTAGAGGCAACACTTATCGGAGGGAATGCTCCCGCTTTACTACGACTATACTCAGATGAACCTAGTATGATTGTAGACCAAAATAGATTACCTGGAAACTTTAATATAAATGATTCTGTTGCGTTAATAACAGAAATAGCGTTTGAAGACTTCACACCGATTAAATTAGTTCCACCAGTTATAGGTAATACACTTGATAGTGGCCGTGTTTGGTATAATTTGAGTGGTTCATCCAACGTAGCGGTTGAATTAAAATCATACGCGATAAGAGATATCGGTGATAGTATTAGCGGAAATGAAGGACTTATAATATCACGTTCTAGTGTGCCAACATCTGGTGTAGTTAGTGGTAATATAACAAGTCCAAAAAGTTTTCTAATACTAACTGGAAGTGCATCACGACAATCACGATTACGACTTTACTCAAGACCATATACAGAAATTCCCGCAGCAGAAAGTACTCGTCCATTTACATCGCAGTCAAACAGTGGTTCTTTATTGATTGCAGATTTGGTATTTGATTCCGCTAGTTTTAAATATCCATTAGTTCCAGTACTTGAAGCATATACATGGCAATCAAATCAATATGAAGTGGGTAATAACCAAGTTGGATATTATTTGGAAAATACAAGTGGTGTTGTAGGCGATGTAACAGCATCACTGTACATTTATAGTACTGAGGATTAGTATGCGTTTTTATCCGTTCGGGTCAAGTTCACTAAATCAAATTTTTTTTACTGCAACTGCCACCACAGCATCAGTAGCAAGTTATGCTGCTAGTGCAAGTTTTGCTACATTCGCTGTATCTGCATCTCACGCATTGACAGGTGTTCCTGGAATTATTGGATTGCCTGGTTCCTGTAGTTATTTAGCGGGTCCGACCGGAGAAACAGGTCGTGCGGGATTACCAGGAGCTGTCGGCGGAATTTCACAACCATATCCATCAGCCTCAGACGGTTCGGGGTACTAATATGCAATTTTTTCCACATAATACACCAATTTCGAAAGTTTATGGCGCGGTCAGTGCAAGTTCAGCCTTAAGTGCATCACGAATAAATAATTTTGCGGCAGTACCAGTTATAGCTGCTCAACGGGTAGTAACCGCGAGTTTTGCATTAAATATCACAGGAGCACGTGGAACTGACGGAACAAGTGTAGCCGTATACGGACCAACGGGAGACCGGGGTGATCGAGGAGTAACAGGTTTTAGGGGAGATAGTATTTATTTACTGTCTGGGTCATGGGTGGGACTTGAATATATAAATACTTATTGTTCACCCCCGCCGCCCGATTGTTATCCCCTATCATTCTATAGTGTCTATGAATTGGGTGGCGGATTATATACGTGCGACTTTACTAATAGTCCACCATACAATCCAACGACATACTACACAACAACGAATCCTAACACTACACCATTTAATGACGGTTTCCCGATGTATCAAAATGACACCTGTACTACTGAAGTGGCACCGTTTTATATTATGGGAGCAGTAAATTATGGTGCAAACCCAGGTGTTTATCGTGCCAACGCAGTCGGCGATTCATTCCGTTTCACATCTTGTAACGAAGAATTTTAAATAATATGTCAACTTCATACTATTTTCCATTTGGTGCTAATGATAGAGCACAAACTCAAAGTATAAGTTTCGCTTTATCTGCGATAACCGCGAGTTTACCGGTATCAACTACGGTTTTAGCGATAACAGCGTCATACGCTATTACATCAGCTTCTCGCCCTGCGACAGGAACAAACGGAACAAATCAAAGTGAAGCTTCTTGTGGGACGAGTACCATTGTTGGGTCAAAAGGACTACAAGGACCAACAGGTTCAAAAGGAACTGATTATGGTGGTTGTCCACCCGGAACGGTAGAGTGCGTAAATTTACATATATCTTTATCTGCAAACTGGATAAATCCAATTAATGGTCGACCTGGAGTTAACTACTTCAGACCCTCAGGATCACAGTTTAGTAAAGTATGTATAGAAATACCACCAGGCTGCAGCGGTGTTGTATGTCCACCACAACTACCAACATCATCGGTCACTGGACTATTTATGGGGTCAGCAACATTCCCACTTATACCATAACCCACTTGACAAATAACGTAAATATATTATATTTAAAAATAAAAGAGAGGATATATGCAAAACAATAAGTCTATTTCAGTACCTACTGCATTAAAAGAGCTTATACTAAGTAATAACCAACTACTGTCTAATTATCAACAAGAGTTGACGAATAAAGTAATTAAAGCTAATTTAGAAATAATGGAATTGTTGAATTTAAACCCAGCTGATGGTTGGAAATTAGATATAGAAAATATGGTTTACATTAAACAAGAAGAAAAAGATAAAGAATGATACACGAATCCGCCGAACGTGCAATACTCACGTTCGGGAAGTTTAAAGGTTATTCACTCGCTCACGTATACTACAACAATCAGTCATACCTCACTTGGATGACACAAACCGTTGGTATACCTGAAGTCTGGAAAGAAGCGGTACAACTGACGCTCAAAGGTGAAGATATTTCTCACCTGAAAATCGCAAAGACGAATAATCCGACTTCCACGTTCACACCACAAGTCTCAACGGACACCGCAGTTTCTATCCACTTGAAGGATAGTAAAACTGCGGTCGTTGTCATGCCTTATAATCCGAACTTGATGGCAAAGTTCAAATACGAAGTAGATGGTCGCAAGTGGAACGGGGAAGAAAAATGGTGGGAGTTCCCTGCGGTACATCTTCCTAAGGCATTCAACGTATTTGGTCAAACGAATATTAAATGTGATGACAAGGTACTGTCTCTGCTGGAAAAACTCAAGGACCGTAGAGAGGACTTGGATGAAATCAGAGTCCAAGAAGATATTGATTTCAGTATCAAAGGAATGCAATTGCAACTCTATCCATATCAGAGAGTCGGCGTCAAGTTCGTAGAACGAGCAGATGGTCGGTGTCTCATCGCAGATGCGCCTGGATTGGGGAAGACTGCACAAGCAATTGGGTATGCACAATACAAGAATCTCAAAACCATTATCGTCTGCCCATTATCAGTGGTCGTCAATTGGCAAAGAGAAATCAAAAAATTCACTGGGAAGGAGTCTACGATATGGGATAGTAAACACTATGATGGAAAGCTTGACAATCAGTTTCATATTGTTCATTATGATGCCGTTGGTAAAGTGGTTGGTGACTTACGGAAGCAGGAGTTTGATCTCTTGGTCTGTGACGAGGCCACCTACCTCAAAAACCGACAAACCATCCGAGCAAAATCTATTTTAGGTTCCTATAAAGAACGACGGAAATATCCCGGCATCAAAACGAAGTACTGCATTTTCCTCACAGGTACTCCCGTGATGTCGCGTCCAATAGAAGCGTTTGCTTTGTTGAACTTCCTTGACAAAGAACGTTTCAATAATTTCTTCCATTTCACCCAACGGTACGGTGGATGGAAAGGAGACGCACCCCGTAATCTCCAAGACTTACACGATAGAACGAAAGATTTGGTTATCCGTAGAAAGAAAGAGCAAATCTTGACGGAACTTCCAGCAAAACAACGGAATGACCTATACGTTGAATTAACGAAGGATGAACAGAAAGAATATAAGAATATGTTGAGAGAAGTATTTGGTCGATGGAAAGTAGAGAAACCGACTATTGGTCACATGCCGAAAATTCAAGGATTCCTTATTGAAAAGAAAATGCCACGATTGATTGAGATGGTGGACGAGTTTCTGGACAACGATAAACCCATTCTCATCTTCAGTAATTATCTAGCTCCGTTAAAGTTCTTAACCGAACATTATGGAAACAAAGCGGCATTATTGACTGGTGAAATGGATCGTAAAGAACGTCAAGTTGCAATTGACCGATTAACACGGGGTGAAGCCAAGGTCGGGTGTTTTAGTCTTACTGCCGCAGGTATGGGTATTGATGGACTCCAACATCAAATAGATACAGTTGTATTTCTTAACATGGATTGGGTACCCGCAAACCACGAACAAGCAGAAGACCGTACCCATCGTATCGGTCAGAAAGGTCAAGTCCAAGTGTATTATATGGTTTGCGTGAATACAATTGACGAATACATGAGAGATATCCTTAAAGAGAAACAACAGGTCGCAGACTTAGTTGTGGACGGAGCATTGGTCACTCCTGAACGGTCGAAGTCCTATTTTAAGGAATTTGTAAAGAAATTAAATAGTGTTTATAAAGAAGATATTTCCACGAAAAACATAGACGATTGATATGTATAGAAGTGTAAAATTAACCAGTTTAAGGAGTTATTATGTCAGACTACAGTTTTCCAGTAGAAACAATAGAGTTACCAAGTGGCGGTAAATTCTATCCAGAAGGAAGTCCATTACGTAGTGGAAAGGTTGATGTCAAGTATATGACCGCAAAAGAAGAAGATATTCTTACATCAACCAATTTAATTAAAAAGGGTACGGTGATTGATAGATTGATGGAAAGTCTAATTGTTACCAAAGGTGTAAAACCAGAAGATTTATTGACTGGGGATTTGAATGCAGTAATGGTTGCGGCTCGTATTCTCGCATACGGAAAAGATTATGATGTTGAATTGGTCTGTACTTCGTGTGGAGAAAAGTTTAAGCATGTAGTAAATCTCACCGACTTACAAACCACTTCACCAGAAACAACTTCTGATGGTGGTGAATTTAAATTAACATTACCCACTGGTGTAGTAATTACGTATAAGTTACTTACCCGTGGTGACGAAAAGGAAATTGAAGCAGAAGCTGATGCGTTGAAGAAATTCAATAAGTCTGTAGATAATTCCAATAGTGTACGATTGAAGTATATGATTACGTCAGTCAACGGTAATACCGATAAACGTATCATTCGGGAATTCGCTGAAAATATGATTATTCGTGATGTCCGTGCGTTCCGTGAAGAAGTACGAAAGGTTGCACCAGATGTGAATTTTGAAATTGTAGCATCATGTAGTTCGTGTAGTACCGATATCAAGGGGAGGATGCCCTTTGGGGTCAACTTTTTTTGGCCTGACATCGGAGTATAAGTTAGACCTACATAAATTGTTGTTCACACTAATATATTATAGTAATGGTGGATTCACCTATACTGAAGTGTACAATATGCCGGTGTATCTACGGACATTTTATTTAAAACAGTTGGAAGAAGCGAAGAAGCAAGAAGCAGACGCGGTTAAATCCGCAAATAAAGGTAAACCCTCTAAGAGATAGGCATGAACGAAGATTTTGACGCGGGCAGTTCTGCGATACAAGCTTTAACAGAAAGCATTAAAGCACTCATTCAAGCAAATAAGGACGCTGAAGATGCGGCAAAAGCCCGCGCGGAAGGCGATAAAGAAGCGGCCGCGAAAGCTAAAGAAAAAGCAGCTGAAGATAAAAAAGACCGGGAAAGTAAAGCAAAACTTAAAGCTTCTGCAGAAAAGGCAGCGGATAGTTTAATTAAGTTAGGTAAAGAAGTACTTGCTGTGGCCGAGGCAGGGGTTAAGTTATCTACAACTATCGGTACGAATGTCACGCGTGGCGTTCAAACAGAATTAAATAATAGAACAACAATTTTTAATTCTATATTCTCATTAGAACGCGACCGTATAGTATCATCAGAACAATTGATAGCAGCGGAAAGTTCTCTCGCATCTACATTTATGGGTGCCGCAGAGGGTATGGATATTAGTTCTAAAGGTGTTCGAGATTTCAACGCTGCACTGAAAGGTGGATTTAACTCCGATTTTAAATTAACTGGCGAATCAATGAAAGCGTTGATTACCGCCGGGGTGTCCACTGAAGCGGGGTTTGAATCTTTACGAAAAGCATCTGGACGAAGAGCATTATCCGATACACAACTCGCCACATTAGTAAATAAGAACTCATTGTCGTTCATGTTATATGGACCGCGATTTGCGAAAGCGGCACAAGAAGCAGAAAAATTGGGCATCAGTTTATCGTCGGTTCAAAGTGCACAAGAATCGATGGTCACGAATTTAGATGGTACACTGGATACACTAAATCAATTAAACCAGATTGGAGCAAATATTGATTTCGGTACTTTAACAAGATTAAATGAAACACAAGGCCCAGAAGCGACATTAAAATATCTTCAAAGTACGATTCCTCCTGCACTGTTCCAATCCGCAAGTACCCGTGCATTGTTAAAAGGATTCGGTATATCAGTTGAAGATTTGATGAAAAAACAAGGTTCGGTTCAAGACCAAGCCGCAAGTAATATAGAAGCCTCACTCACGAAGTTAGAAGAACCAGTAGGTAATATATCTAAAATATTAACTGAAGTAGTGGTACGCTTAAGAGCGTTTAATGAATCGTGGGGGCCATTGATAAAAGGCGTGGGTGCTGTCGCTATAGGATTATATGGATTGTATAAAGGATTTGGTCTTTTAGCGGGGACAATGGCCCTGTTTAAAGCCATGACAGACCAATCTCTAGGAACTTCATTTTTAGATAGAATGATAACCGGTATGGGTGCTGGTGGGTCAGCCACTGCCGTAGCTGGAGCGACTCCTGGAGCAGCACCAGGTGGTGGAGGGGCCGCAGGAGCCGGTAGTTCTGTTGGATTCATGGAAAAACTCGATGCCAAGAAACTAGTTGCCGGTGCTGCTGCGATGTTGATTGCCGCCGCAGCATTATATGTAGTGGCAAAAGCAATACAACAGTTCAAAAATATTGATTTGAAGCAAATGGGTATGGCCGGATTAGCGTTACTAGGACTGACAGGTGCTGTAATCGCATTAGGTGCTGTAATCACGAATCCATTAGGAGCTACCGCGATGATAGCAGGAGCTGCCGCTATGGTAATCATCGGTGGCGCATTATATATAGTGGCTAAAGCTCTTCAAGTAGCTGGAGCCGCCATGGTATTATTCGGACCTGCTCTTGCAAGTTTTGGTGCAGGACTATCTACAATAGACGCGGGCAAGATGGCGGCTATAGGTGCAGCAGCAATCCCATTTGCCGCAGGTCTTGTAGCGCTAACACTGGTAGCACTTCCGGCGTCTGTGGGGTTAAGTTTATTAGCAAATAGACTCGCAAACTTTGGTACAGGTGCAACTGCAATCCAAACATTAGCTGACAGTTTTGTTAATTTAGCAAATGCATTAGACAGAATCAGTGGCGTAGATACGGGTAAAATAAAAGATTTGAGTAACATAGCAACTAATGTTCCTGCTAATGCAAGAGTAGTAGCAACTGGTGCAGGTGGTGACGCGGGTGGAAATCCCGTTTTAATTAAGAAAATTGATGAACTGGTCAGTATGTTGAAGGAGGCAAAAACAACTATCAACATAGACAACAGACAAGAACAGGTTCCTCGCGTAGCAATGACAGGTGTAACTTTACGTAATGACCGAGGATAAGACATGACATTTAGTACACTTGAAAATAAATTTAATGCTGTTGCGACACAAATTTATAATAAATTCTCGTCGAGCGATCAACAACTAGTTACCGTGAAACCCGATACTCCGGCAAGTCGATCACGTATAAAAGATGATTCTCGTTTGTTACCGATAGTATCAACAGTACGTGATACAGTACTCTTGACGAAGTTCCTTTCAACCTCACGTGGTCAACTGTTTATCGCAAAACAATTACTTTTACAAACAGGTAATACATTTGCAGAAGCGAGACTATACAACCCAGCCTCACCATTGATTGCTGCGATACCTGGTATCCCACGAATCCCCAGACAACTTGGGTTAGGTGGTGGTGGAGGAAACCTCGGAACGTCACTAACCAATCCTAATCTAGACACGTATCGAGGAGCGTTGCAGAATGAAACAGTAGGTAAATTATCGGGTAATTCATTGTTGACACGGATTTTTACACAAAATCCTGTCTCATCCGTTTTTAAAGCATTATTTGTCAAGCCGAAACAAACTAAATACTTTAACGATTCTACAAAAGAATATTATGTTCGACCCGAAGATTCACAATTCTATACTACACCAATAACATTAAAATGGTCAAGAAATGGAGATTCTGCCGGATACCTAGATACTGCGGCGTATGATATATTGGGGTCAAGACAATTCGAAGTTCAACCATTGAGTCAACGTGGAACCACAAAACAAAATACCACTTTTAAAACTAATTTTGTTAAAGAATTTATTAAGTTTGGAACTACAAAACCTCCAAGGTCAACACCTGCAAGTAAAACGTTTAAAGAATTAGAAAACACAAGTAATACAAATGGATATTTTTCTGGGAAACTACTTAATGTTCAAGATTTTACATCGGATATAGATAATGCAATCATTGCAGGGCAAACTGTTCAAGGTACTAACGTTAAATATCCAACTATAATTGACCCATATAATGGTATTCTAGCTACACCTGGTCAAGCTCAAGCTCAAGCAATTGATCAAAATGGAAATCTAGGTAGAGCCAATACGGTGGGTACTCCGTCTATTACGTCATTATATAAAGATATTATGGGAGATCCAAAAGTAGGTTCTTCTGTATATTCCACTGACGATAAAAGTGATATTATTAAATTTATATTTAGACGTATTGCTCCAACGGCGGATGCAGTGCACTTTCGTGCATTCTTATCATCATTAAAAGAAAATGTTAAACCTGAGTTTACTGAACAACGATATTTAGGTAGAACAGAACGGTTTGTGACATATGGTGGGGTAAAACGAACAATAACACTTGCGTTTAACATAGTTGCTTTCTCTGAACAGGAACGCGACCAAGTATGGAAACGTATAAATTTCCTGACAGGATTAGCATATCCCACGGATGTATCTAGTACAGGATTTATGGTTCCACCTTTATTTAATATAACTGTCGGTGGAGTTTATGATGACCATCCATGTTATATAGATTCGTTGAATTATACGTTCTTAGATGAAAATATAACATTTGATATAGATGCCGAGGTACCCACCGTTGTTGATGTAGATATGTCTATTGTTTTACTTGAAAAGAGAAGTAGATATTATGATAGTCCATTCTATAAAATTGTGGAAGACTTATGAACAAATACCAGACAGATTTAACAATAGATAAAAGTAAAAATATTCCTTACCTTCAAACGGTATTACTGTCAGACGTACCGGCGGAAGAAGTACCATTTTACTATACTACTCGCGGAAACGAACGATTAGACATACTTGCAAATAGATTTTACCAAAGTTCAAAAAAGTGGTGGGTGATTGCAAAGGCAAACAATCTTGCGAATGGTACAGTATCCGTACCAAACGGAACCAAACTTTTCATACCGAACGTATAATATGGCATCAGAAAAAAGTCAATGGAGTGCAGCATTTATATCATGGGTAGCTACGGAAGCGATGCGTGGTATTCCCGACGCGTTTCCAGCAAGAGATAATCATTTAGCATATTCTCAAGCCATACGTACTGGTAACTGGGGATTTACTGCATTAAATGCTCGAACTGAAACACCACGTGTTGGTGATATTATCGTTTACACACGGCAAGACGGTAGTACTGGGCAAAGTTCTACTAGTTTAACATTTGACTCAAATCCATGGCAAGGTCCAGGACACGGTGATATCGTCGTGCGTGTTCAAGAAAAAGCTGTTACTTTTATAGGCGGTAATGCAGGTAGAAATGCCGATAAGGTATCACTCTCTACAACACCTCTTACTGCCGGTAAACTACGAAATAGATACTTAACCATATTACGACCAAAATCAGGAGCCCCCGCAGCCAGAATTGGTACACTAGTTGCTCTAGCAGAACAAGAGTTTAGAGCATGGAATACAAACAGACTCACAGATAATATGCCACAGTCGTTCCCGTATCAAGCAAAATACTGGCGGGCAGTGGGTCAGTCCTTCCAACCCACAGTGGGTACATTTTCACCAACACCATCTGCTGCTATAGTCGCGCCTAATTCCGCAGGTAGAGGATCACCAGACATATCTCCTTTTATTGCGGCAAATGACTCGTTACATCCTCATATACAGTATGAATTGACTCGTCGTAGAAATTCTGCAGAAACAATTCATTCTCATATGCCCTTTGTTAAACTCACATCGTTAGTTGAGGTTTATTCAAAAAATATAGACGGTGGAAGATTAGGAAGTAATGATAAAGTAGCATACTGTCCAACATTAGGAATTCATGGGGCAAGAATAACTTCATTTAAAGATTTATATACACCGAAAGATAATCGTAGTATAGTAGCTACAGCCACTAAAGTTAACCAAGAGGGTATAGCAGAAGAAGTAAATGTCGTAGTAGAGAATTCAGAGGAAGACCCACCAAATATTCCCCCGCCTGGTATAGTGAGTATGAATTGTGAACGTTCTACCGCCGGCGGATTCGGTGTTAGAGGTGGATTGTTCAAAGCAAACCTTAGTATTAAGGCATACTCGATTGGCCAGCTTAATGTACTGTTGAAGTACTTTTTACGTCAGGGTACAAAAGTAGTGCTTGAAATGGGAAGAATGACATCAAGTCCGGGAGAACAGTCATTATTTGATGCGGCAGGGCAAACTAGTAATCTACTAGAAGATGACCCCAAATCCACTAGCGTTAAAGAAATGTTCCAACGATTTAACTGGATACGGCCAAAAGATCAAATTTTAAACCAACTTAAACCATATGTACTGTTGGAAAAAGGTCAACGAGATTTAATTGATGGATACACGTATAATAATTTAGGTAACTATGAATTATTTATTGGATATGTAGCCACATTCAAAGTAAATTATACAAAAGAAAATGTATATAATATTGATTTAACTATACACTCTGTACAACAGTTCGAAGTTCCAACACGATTGGGTGGTGCACGGTCTGACCCAGACACTACCGTTACTGTACCAAATCAGTGTGAAGGTATCGATATTATGGATTACTTTTCACCAACCGCAGCATATCGTCAAAGATCATTTTTACGAGTTCTGGCTAAATGTGTGGATAAAACGGCGTCAGAAGATTCTGACGCAGTAGCATTAAGTTCTGAATGGGGCTCGCATGTCGTAAAATTACGTTCAGAAGGCGCACAGGTAGGTACAGACGGTATTAAACGGGATGCGTTCTTAATTTCTTGGGAATGTTTTGTAAACCTAATTCTTAACGATGAAAAATACGGATTGTTGGGCACGTTTCAAGTGACCGCTGGTGTGGATCCAAAAACATTATCCGTACTTAGAACAGGACTTATATCTCGTATCGGAGACAGAGACAATCGATTTGGTAGAGATAGTGATGTAAACAGTAATGAGGTATCATGGAATAAATACTTACGTTCAACCGATTTAAATGTACTCTTAATAAATAATACTGAAGCACAATCTGGAGTGAACATTGACGTGCTCGTAGAAGCCATTTCTGTTCTGGAGGGAGGAAATACGTCAGATGATATAGCGGCTATAAGAGAGGCACTCACGGGTGATCGGTCAGGTGATGTCTTGTCGTCTATAACAACTAACCCTGTAGTGGGATCATTCGACCGAAGAGAAAAAAATACTTCATATTTAACAAAAGGAATATGGATAAATAGTAATGCAATTATACAAGCATTTTCTGATGCCGATACAATAAGTCAAGGTATTGCTAATCTTTTAGATGCAATGAATAATGCAGTTCAGGGATATTGGAATTTACAACTATTGTCCGCAGAACCAGAAGCGTTAGGGTTGCATGTTATCGATGCGGGGTTATCTAAGCCAGTTGAAAAACCACTCGCTCCTTTAGTTAATGAGCAGTTCGTAGCGCTTCCGTTGGGTGAGACTCTTGTAGATACATTTAAAAAAGATATAGCCGAGTTTACCAACAACGATGGTACACCGAAATATCTATATTCCTTTAATAGAAAATTAAAAAGAAGTGGTAGTGCAGACTTTCCACAAGATACAGGAAGCGAATTACTAGATATCAAATATGAAGCAGATATGCCAGTTGTTATTGCGGTACAAGCGGTGGCGGGTGTAGGTGGGACTGCCCAACGTGGACTACTCAGTTCAATTGATATTAAAGAATTACGTGATATTGCTATGTTTGATACATTTCCTACAAGTTCGGTAAGTAATAATGCACCTTGTCCTAGTGATGTAACTACGGGAACCATCGATATAGAACAAATACCGAAGTCAGAACTTACCGATGATGAAATTCGTGCTATTTTTAATATGGCAAGTACACCTAATCAACGTGCCGATAAAGAGAAAAGTGTAGATGATTATATCAAAGAAATAACCGATGCTGCATACGATAGGTGGCTGAAAGTAAATACAAAAACAAAAACTGAAACAGTAAGAACTACTAGATCTCAGGCTGTGCGAGGTGAAGTTGAAGAAGTTGAAGTAGTAGAAACAAGAGAGGTTCCAGTAGCCCCAGACGAACAAACTCAACAGCAAATAAGAGACGCATTAAGTGCTGCCGCAACAGCTATACGAGCTGTACCAGCACAAAATTTTGAACAAAGAAATCCAGGAGTATTAGCGGTTGTACGGTCATACGCAACTTCATTTGGCAAAGCTATAGGATTAGCAGAGCGAGATATTTCTGTGTTCATACAACAATTAGATTCCACGAGAAAAGATTCAACAATACACCCATTTAATGCATCAAACTTAACAAAAACTACAATAGACTTGACATTACCCGGTATTGGTGGAATTCTACTATTCCAAGCATTTCAAGTAGAGCGTATTCCAGATGTATTAAAACGAGGATATTATATAGTAACAAAAGTAGTACATGAGTTTTCAGTCGAAAATGGTTGGATTACAAAACTTACAGGTCGTTTTAGATTCAAACCTAATATGTAAACAGACGAAGCGAGAACTCCACGATGAATATACCCATAAGTTACAAACCGAAAGTTTTACAATCTGATATTGATAGAGGGTCTATAGTTCGCTATTTCGTTAAACCGATATCACGACACAATATTATAGAAATAAACGGTGAACAGTTTAACACGTTTAAAAATGACCCGTACTATATAGCAATTCAAATCCCTTGGATTGTTAAAGGATTTTTATTTTCCACAGTAGTTCGTAACGTACAAGTATTAAGTCTAGAAGAGCAAAACAGGAAGATAGTTACTTTTTATAGTAAACGTATGCCTGGGCTTGAACGTAAATTAAAAAACATGATGGAATTGGCTATAGTGACGGTAAATACCCCATCTTGACAAATATGTTCTCATGTACTATATTTAAATTATAATATATTATTGAGGAACTAATGGTTATTACAAACTTAGATGATATTACAAAACTTATCAACCGTTTACAGGAACAGACTGCATACGTCTATCCTGTGGCGGTTGATGCGTTTCTCCATCCCGTACAAAACAAGTTGTCCTCACTCCATTTCCGTTTTGAAGATGGAACGTTCTATACTGTATCGGTCAGTCATCCCGATGCTCCCAACTTTGAGATAGACTTACGTAGCGCATATAAGTTGGTCACTCTTCACCAGAAGGAACTACGTCATCTGACCAATGCGGTCAACGTGATTGATTTGGCAACGATGTTACATCTCAATAACGAAGTCATTCCAATCTATCGTGAATTTTATACGATGGGTATTCACCACATTAAGAACCAGTTCAAGTTCAAGAATCTCCACTATAGTATCCCGTTGACTTCGTGGGTAGAAACCGCAGAAGCATTTCTTCAACATTGTGAACATCTATACAAGGCATACGATTCGATGGAACGTAATCCTGCGTTTCAATTCATCAATCAGATAACGATTCCAACGTTAACCAGTATTGAGAAGTCTGGTATACAAACCACTGATGGGTTGGTGTATTCTGACTATAACATCTATACGTCTACAGGTCGTCCAAGTAATGCTTTCGGTGGTATCAACTTTGCCGCTCTCAACAAGAATGATGGTTCCCGTGAAAAGTTCGTCAGCCGGTTCGGCGACAATGGAACTCTGGTGCAATTTGATTACGAAGCGTTCCATTTACGGTTGGCTGGAAAGTTGATGGATTACTATCTACCACCCACTTCACTTCATACGTACCTTGCGCAACAATATTATGAAAACTATACTATAACAAAAGAGCAGTATGAAGAGTCCAAGGCCCGTACTTTCGCCTTGATGTATGGTCAATCCGACGATACGGGTGGTGTAGAGTTCTTCCAAAAGATTAAGGAGTATTCCTCTAAGTTGTGGGACGAATACCGCCAGAATGGATTTGTATTGTCAGGAACGGGTCGCAAAGTGACGTTGGTGGACGCGTCCAAGAACAAGGTATTCAACTATATGATGCAGTTGACGGAAACCGAAGAAGCAATCCAACGAGTTTACGATGTCTGTAATTTTCTTGGAATGATGGAATCCCGAGTCATTCTATACACGTATGATGCAATTTTATTGGATGTCCCAAATACTGAATTAGATTCTATGGAAAATGTGGCAAGTATATTAAGTGCCGGTGGATTCCCTGTTCGTCAATATCGTGGTCATAATTATAATGAACTAAACCTATATAAAATATAGTGTTATTGAAGTTATATTGATACTTATAAGGAGTGTTATATTAACAGTCTTACGAGTATCATATGAACGAAACTCAGTTACTATGCACGTTCATTCCAGTAGACAGATTGGAAGAAAACGTCGAACTTATAAAGAATTCATACACATTGGCTTTCAATAACATCTATGTATTGGAAAATGTGGATGATGCGAATCAATTGATTTTGACCTACAATATTATTGCAGGGTCATTGAAGTCACAATACGCACCACCAGCGTCAACCATTTCCGTCCATAGAAAAAAGCAAACGAATACAATATATACGATTAATGCATTAAACGCATTAATCGCAAGTAAGAACGGTGGTAAAATAGATAAGTCCTATAAGATTGATTGGGATGAATTAAAGAATTCTATTTTAGTAACCGCCCACGGGCAATTAAAAACAGTTAAAACCAAAATAAAAGAAATATTAAACTTTTAATCCTATGATACTGCTCACTACTCTAATTTGTGAATCTGCGGATATCACCAATAAAATACGAGTAGGTAACAGTACACTTTATGGTGTCGTTCACGGAGAACGAGTACAAATAAAAGAAAAAGATTATAAGGCATTAGAAGCAGAACTGTCCGCAGTAAATGGTACAACATTTTACGAAGGACCAGTAGGACACGAACCTATAACAAAGAAACTACTGAATAAATTTCCGACTATCAAGATAAAGTCTACTAGTTGGGAACCAGAAGAAAGTTCACTAACAGGAAATGCTAAAGTAGGTAGTGCTGTAGCGGGATGGTGGAACCAAACATTAGATGATGCCGTGGGTCTTGATAACATAAAATCCGCATGGGAAAAAACAGGACTACCGACAACTAGTTTGATAGGTGATGTATTCAAAATATCGGTTGGACAGGAAGTATTTGATTACATCATAAATAATTTTACAGATTATTCAAACGAAGGAAGATATTCAAAAGAAGATTTTATAAATGCATTATCGCAACAAGCATTTGATGAAAATGGAAATCCAACGGAAGCATTAGAAACATTTAATTTAGCAGGACACGACCAAGTATTTCCAGAAGATAACGATTTAACTCCGGGTAAATTAAAAAGTTCTGAACAAGCGTTCAATTTATTTAGAGATAGATATTTATTAAATATGATGAAAAAAAATCCCGGTATATATTTCGCAGGGGAAGGTCATATTACCAATATAAAAAATATAATTAAAAAAGAAATTTAAACTTTTAGTAAGTAGGACTTGACAAACTAAACAAACCGTAGTATACTTCTTCCTACTTGGGGTATACTACAATAAACACCCTTAAACATTTTAAACACAGGAGAAGTACAATGGCATTAGACATCAACGCACTAAAGAGTAAGCTCAACAGTTTCAAGCGGACAGGCGGTGGGGACCGCGATACCGCTATCTGGAAGCCGAAGGAAGGAAAGACAGTCATCCGTATCGTCCCGTGGAAGGATAACCCCGAGAATCCCTTTATTGAACTCTACTTCCACTATCTAGGCAACAAGACCTATCTCTCGCCACTTTCGTATGGTAATCGTGACCCGATTGCGGAATTTGCTGATGCACTCCGTTCTGACCAGTCGCGTGACCCGAAAGAACGGTATGCTGAGGCTCGTCCGTTCATGCCGAAGCTCCGTACCTATATTCCTGTCATCGTTCGTGGTGAAGAGGACAAGGGTGTTCGGTTCTATTCGTTCGGTAAGACGGTTTATCAGGAACTTCTCTCCTACATCTCTGACCCCGATTACGGCGATATCACCGACCCCAAGACTGGTCGTGACATTGTAGTGGAGTACATTCCGAAGGAGAAGTCGGATACGAATTTCGCTAAGACCTCTGTGAAG